GCCAACATTTGATGCAACTTGACATCCTTCAACTCCGTGGGTACAATGATGGTTTTTGTTTCAATCATATACCCATAAAACGCCAAAAATGGCGATTGTTTATACTAACCTTTCGTGAAGGATCGTGTGAACCTGGGCGTGATACCTTTGCATCTCCTTATCGGTTACCAAAATATCCGTAAACTCCCGAACCGATGAAATGATGGTGGAATGGTCAAGGTGTGAAATGTTGCCAATCTCCATGAATGTCATGTTTAATCTTTTTCGGCAAATGTGGTTGAACATATGACGGGCATACATTGGTTTGCGCTTTCTTGACTTGGTGATAATTTGGTCGGGTGTCATGTCCATCACCTCACAAATAACCCGTAACACTTCACCCCATGTTGTGGGGTTATCATTTATGTCTGTTTTTGGTTTGACAATCTCTTGTTTCAGCAACCGCACTTCGCGGTCGTGGGCCATCTTGTTTTCAACTACTAACAATCGCAGTCGTTTTATTTCTTGTTTAAGGTTATGCACCTCTTGAAAATGGTTTGTCATATCAATTCTATTTTAATTTATTTAACCATTGATTATAAATTTCATCAGCTATTCGGGCTGTCATAATTGGAGGCACCGACATTCCTATAAGATATTCAGGCTTGTTTTTTACAAAATTATAATCCTTTGGATATGTACCACACTCACATAATTCATCAAAATTCCTATATCTTGGGTAATCAAATAAAACACATTGATCACTTGCCGTTATTGTATTGATATTTGAACTATTCATATAAATAAATTTAGTATTAAAATTCAAATTAGGTTTATTGAACTCTCTTTTGTTGATATGTTCAAAATCGCCATCACCTTCAATTCTCAAATCCCATATTTTTTTCATATGTTCGGTTAATGGCCTATCTTCATAGTCGTGAAACACATCTTTGAATGGTATTGGTTTTTCATTGAATTCCAATTTGAATTTTGGCAGTGTTGTAAACATATCAACTGTATGTAAAAAATTTAATGCCAAGTCCTTACGAAATGCAACAAAAAAAACTCTTTCCCTTCGTTGGGGAATCCCCATTTTTGATGCATCTAATAAAAAATGTTGTACATAATAACCCGCAACATCAAATTCTTTGTAAATTCTTCTCACATATGCTTTTGCCTCTCCTAATAAAAGACCTTTCACATTTTCGGCAACAACCACTTTTGGTTGTAATTTTTTTGCCAGTTCTATAAAATCAAAAAATAAATCATCCAAAATTTGTTTCGCCTGGCCTTCACGAAATTTCTTTTCCTTTCCCCAATCTTTTTCCCGATTACCAGCCATGGAGAAACTTGAACATGGTGGTGAACCATCTAATATGTCCAATTCGTAAAGTTCTTGTGGTAAATCATCGCGCAGTTTGAATGATTGTATTGGTTCTAAATATGAATAATTTGGATTGTGATTAGCTCGATAAGCTGCCATCATTTTTGGATCAATTTCATTGCATCCAATAACATCAAACCCTGCTAATTTGTACCCCATTGTTGAACCCCCACCACAAGCAAAACAACTAAATACTTTGCCTTTGTCTTTGGTGAACACTGCATCTTTGAGTGTCCATTTATAATTGTATTTCATTTGTTATTTGTCTATGCAAATATAACAATCAACACGAAATAAACAAAATAATATCAACGAATATCGTAGTTCCCGTAATTTCCACGAATACCCAATGCCATCATTTCGTGGTAACGCCATGAATCAATCCCGTGATCCGTTCCAATCGGTGTGTTATTGGTTCGCCCCTGGGCATCACTATCCCAACAATAGTTCCGTAGTTCCTTAATTAGGTTTGTGGATGTGGATGTAACCAAATAGGATTGTGATTGCATAATTTGAATTCCGTAGTTGATGGAATCTTTGCCCTTGGTTACCCCCTTAATTCTTATTCCATACCTCCGTATCTCATCTATTGATTTTGGTTCAGCACTATCCGCATAAACGGGGACATGGTTGGGCAATGCCCTTGCAATGTCCGAATTAAGCATTCCCGTGCGGTATGCAACCTCATCAACGATTCGTTGACCATTGTATTCATAAACGGCAACGATGGCCGTAGGATCGTTTGTGTAACCGAAATCCACACCACAACCAACCAATCTTGCATCCTCTGGTATTTTGTCGATGGTTTGCCAGTTGCTGAATATAACCCCTTGTAAGTTTCCAATTTGCCCCAACCCATACACCCGCCACCAATTGGCCCAATAGTTGGATATTTCCGCCCTATCCCGTGCCTTTTCAATTTCGTTTACAATTGATTTGTCCAACGCTTCATTGTCTTTGTAGGTTAGTACAATCATTTCCACATCCGCATCATTTACCAATTCACTATCCACCCAAAATTCCGCCACGGGGTTGTAATCCAAGTAAATGAATTTACGAGTACGGATTGCCATTTGGTAGTACGATTCCCAATCAATGTTGTTGCACTCATTCACAAATAACACATCACGCCTTGCACCCCTCAACTTTTGGGGTTGGTCTGCGGAAAAGAATTCAATGTATGAATCGTTCGAAAAGGTGTATGTCAATGATGATTTGTTCCACTTGTTGGCATCGTACATTCCAACCATGTCCATAATTTTAAGGAAATCACGGATTGCACCCCTTCGCAAATGCGGGATGGTTTCCGATACAACCGATATTTCACACTTCGGGTTTTGAACCGCGTATGTGATAAGCATTGGAATAATGGAAAAGGTCTTGCTTGAACTTGTACCGCCCCTCACAATGCGGATCCGTTTACGGAGTTTCGCTATCTTGGTTTGTGCCGTGGTCTTTTGCAACATTACAACAATGAAATCTGTGGTGTTTCTTTGGCATAGTTATCAATCAATGCAAAATTGATATGTGGTGTTCTTGCCCAATCATCGTTGGTATCAATCGGCATTTGTTCGGGTACATCATATTTGGATTTGAATATAGTTACATTTTTTAGTTCGTGTTGGTCGATTAAACTATCCAACCTCCCACCCCGTGATGCGGTCAATGTTAAATTGTTAGGTATTTCACCCAACCTTTTAATCCAATAGTTCAATGATTTGGTGTAAGCCCAAAACTCAACTTCTGGGTTTTCCCGTGCAACCTCCAACCACATATCAAAATAATCTTGGTTGTAAAAATCCCCCGCCGCATGGATGCGAATTGCCTTGCACCCTTTTGGAATTTGTGGGATACCACCATTTTTTGTGTATTCAAAGTTTTTCCACCGATGTTCGCGTACACCTGGGAATCGTTCTGGCCCCGCCGCATAGCATTTGTATTGGCCACGATGAATGTCAAATTTGCCCGTGATACGATCCACAGTTACTTTGCACTCCATGGCAAATGGGCAAGTGCTACCCGTGGGCAAGTTCCATTCGTAAACCACGCCACGATAATATCGTGTATTTTTCACAAATTTCATTTGTCTACATCTAAATTGATTCCGTTAAAAATTGGCTTTTCCGTTGTAACATCAATTTGTTGGGTAGGCATACCAAACCCCGAATCCATCAATTGTTTGTATGCACCCACATCCCCTTTCCTTGCCTTGTGTATCATTGCAAGGGTTATCAAATCTTCTTGGGATAGTTTTTCCAATTCACCCGTGATAGGGTTTTTGCTTTCTTGCATTACCTCCAACCATTTGCGTGCGAAGGTGCTTCGGTTCTTTGTACCTTTCGGTTTTCCGTTGGGGTTTCTTATTTCCCCAGGTTGTACGGGTTTCAAATAATCTTTATTTGCCATAATTACATATCATTTACATATCATTCTTCGGGTGTCAATGGTATTGGCATCCAATACAAAACATTCAATCTTTGGTTGGTGTGGTAACAATGCCATTCACCATCAAAGTACACGGCTACAAATGGCATCATTCGATTTGCAATTGCCAATACGGGTATTTCCTCAACGGGTAAAATTCTTTCGGGGGTTCTCCATGCTTTCATATTCCTTTTATTGGGATGTTTACTTTTTTTGCGTTTAACAAATCGGTCATTTTTCGTGGCGGTAACTGATACGAAATTATCTTTTTCCCCCATTTTAACATGATGCGTTTGCAATACTCGATTTCTTTATCCTTGCTTCGATACGATACAATTCCACCTTTGTTGTCTCCATGCTCACATATGTAATGAAATTTATTCCATCGAAATACCTTTTTGTATTTGTTCAACTGTTGTAATGCCATGTCGTAATCATCTTTGCTTCCAACCTTTTCATCAAATATCAAATCGTGATCCAAATGCCCTTGCAATGGCCCCAAACAAATTTGTGATAAACTGAACGGCAAAAACTCCTTGTAAATTCGGTTATCTTCATTTTGACTTATCCCCCACATTTTTGCACCAAATTGATTGCACATTTCAAAACTATGGGTAAAAAATTCCATCAAATAATCTTTGGGCAATGTTTTCTTTTTGTGTTCCCCGTCATTTTCACCTTTGCGGTTTTCATAATAACCAATGGATTCAACATCATCATCAATCATCATTAACGGCCTGGCAATGTTTTTTAATATCCAATTGCGTTTTTTTACAATATCACCATCGCATTCATCGGGTATTGCAATCACCCTATCTTCACCAACCGCATCAATGTAATCTTGTTTTTGTGATTCTGGCACACAATACTTTGCCATGTGGAAATAATCTTTCCCCTTCAAATTATCGCTTCTTTTGTATGATGGTATAATAATGTTCATAAAAAATTCTTCCCATTAACTACACGGCCAATTCCAAACTTTTGGCATTTTACCGCACTTTCTTTGCTTTTAACTTGCTTCAATCCATATATGCCTTGGGCCACTTCCCAATCCAATGGGTTATCAAAATACAAAACTATGTAATTGTGTTCCAACAACAATTCTTCGCTGAATTCAACTTCACCAACATCGGGTATGTCTTTGGTTTCTGTGATGTCATCAATGTTTGGCACATCTAAACCCCATTGGTTCAATTCATCTGGGTTCCAATCGTTTGCCAATGCATCCCAATCCCATTCCCCAAATCCAACATTGTCTTTAATTAAGAATTCCCGTTCTTGTTCCTCGGTTAGGTTTTGCGCTTTGATAATGGGGATTTCTTTCAATCCGATTTCTTGAATGGCTTTCAATCTCATATTGCCACCCAACACCATCATTTCATTGTTTACCACAATGGGGCGTATCTCCAACATTTCGGGGAAGTCCTTGATTGATTGTACTAACTTCTTGAATTTGTCATCCTTCAAAATTCTGGGATTGTTTTCATTCGCATGAATGTCCGTTGTTTTTACCCATTGTATATTCATTTGTTCATTTTTATTTGGTGCGTAATTATTAAAAAATCCTTGTGTTGTTTTTGATCCCCAAATTGGATGTGGCATTTTCGGCAAAGGGCTTGTAGGTTTTCAATTTTATCGGCTTCCTTGCTTCCACCCATGCCACGGCATTCAATGTGGTGGATGTCAACGGCCTGGCTTCCACAAACTTCGCACGGGATAAAATCGGATGTATCATACCCAAAATAATTCAAATAAATTTTTGTATGTTTCTTCATTGTTGATTCCCTTTTCGTACAAACGGAATGCCACCGATTCCGACACCCCCATCCGTTCGCCAATTGCTCGAAATGTGTAATGGTAATCATCGCGTAAAATCATTACAGCGTATTGCTTTGCAGTTGTTTTACTGCGGTCAGCCATGGCCCCCATTTTGCTCGGTCTTGAAATTGTATTCTGCATT